ACTTAAATGTTGACCTGGTAACTATTGCTAATGCCAATACCCTTATTTCTTTTAACTCTACCGGAAATGTAACTATAGGTGGTACATTAGAAAAAGCAAACGTTAAGACCATGGTACCTGGAGCCTTTGTGACCATTACCACCTCTGGTGCAGTTACCAATAATGGTACATTCAGGTTGACGGCGGTCTCTAACGAAGGTGCATCTTTTAGTATACCAGTCTCTAATGCTGTTCCTACCGGTAACGTAACCAGTATTGTATACAGACCGATGTTTGTATCTGATGAAGCAGCTTCGGGAAGTAGTACTCGTGCAAATTATGTGACAAGGAAGATTGAACTCGCCACCCCCGCCACCAGCTTACTTGTAAGACTAGCAGTATCTAAACCGGCAGGCGCCGATATTGAAGTATATTTTAAGCTTCAAAATGGTAATGAGGCATCTGGATTCGATACTAAAGAATATACCCAATTAGACCTCGGTACAATTAAAAATACTGTTGATGGTCAGTTTGTAGATATTGAAAAGTTTGTAGATAGTTTGGCCTCCTTCAGTGCATTTGTAATTAAAATAGTACTTAAGTCTACCAGTATTGCAGCATACCCCAAGGTAAAAGACCTTAGAATTATTGCTCTAGAATGATTAACAACCAGGTATTAAAGGTGAGAGATCACCCTACCCTTTATAGAGACCCTAACTCAAAGGCTATTTTAGTAGTAGATCAAACGTCTAGACAAAACTATATTAATCAAAGAACATTGGCTCTTAAGACTTCAGAAACTGCTGATAATCTTCAGGCGGAGATGACCAATATGAAGCAAGAACTGGGTGAGTTAAAAGATATGCTTCGTATTTTAATCAGTCAATCTAAGACCGATAAATAAACAATAAATATTCAAAAGAATACTGTAAGGTAATTACATGGCAACAATAATTCTAAGAGACGCTGGTTCTATCTCCAGTCCAGGTTCGAGTGCAAAAGGGTCACCTTTAACAAATTTAGAGGTGGATAATAACTTTTCTAATATAAACCTTACCTTAAGTTATTTTAACACCGGGGTCGCAAACGTCAATATAATTGACGATATAACTACTAATGCAACTTTTTTTCCAGCCTTTGTTTCGGTATCTTCGGGTAATGCAAACGTAAAAGTTTCAAGCACCAAGTTAACTTTTAATCCTTCCTCCGGTCTTTTGTCATCAACAGATTATAATTCATCTTCTGATATGACGTTAAAGCAAGACTTTATCCCTATACAAAATTCATTAGATATAATTAGTCAATTGACAGGGTTTGGATTTACCTGGAAAGATAGTAAGCAGAAGGCATATGGTTTGTCTGCTCAAGAAGTTGAAAAAGTAATACCTGAGATCGTTAAAGATAGACCAGACGGTACCAAGGGTATCAACTATATGAACTTAACTGCCTTTTTAATTGAGGCTATAAAAGATTTAAAGCAAGAAATATTAGAGCTTAAGAAGCCTAAATAACAAATAACAATAACCGAGTTCTAAGGAGCGAAGATGGCAATTAAAGTAGGCGGAACAACCGTCGTAGATGATAGTAGAAATATTACTGGTATTTCTATTTCGGGGCTTACCACTCCTTTATCCTTAGCGCAAGGCGGCACAGCAGCAACATCGGCCGAGACTGCAAGGACTTCCCTTGGGTTAGTAATCGGTACCAATGTTCTAGCACCAAATGGCTCTGCAGCCAGTCTTACAAGTTTTCCTACATTTAATCAAAATACCAGTGGTACAGCTGCCGGTCTATCAACTACTTTAGTTGTTGGATCAGGCGGTACAGGCGCCACCTCCCTTACCACCAATAACGTAATACTGGGTAATGGTACAAGTGCAGTTCAATTTGTTGCACCCGGAACTTCTGGTAACGTACTAACATCTAATGGTACTACATGGACGAGTGCAGCGGGGGCAGCAGGAGGCGGTTCAGGTTTATTTAATACCTCTATTACTACTTCTGCTAGTTCTGCAGTTAATATTGCTTCTGCAGACGTGTTTACTGCAGCCTCTACAGCCGGTCTAAGATATATTGTCCACTCACTCCATGTAACTAATATATCAGGTACAACACCTGCAGAAGTTACAGCACAATTATCAGGTACTACTTACTCCTCTATATCTCTTGCAAGTACTTTACCGGTCCCAGCTAACTCAGCAGTTGAGTTACTTAAAAAACCTAAGGTGATGCAACCCAGTGATGTACTCAGTATGACTGCAAATGTTGACTCCGTTCTTCATGCAACTGCTACTATTGAACGAGTATCCAGTACTACCTTGTTTGGAGGTGGTATTGATATTACTACCGCTGCTACTTATGCTAATCTGCATACTGCTACTGCCAACTCAGTTATTGAAAGTGTTTTGCTTACCAACGATGATCCAACGTTAGATGTAAAGGCAACCGTTGTATTTACGAATGGTGCTGATGCTATTCAAGGGTATTATGCATATGAATTAATTGTACCTGCTGATGCAACAGTAGAAGTTCTTGAACAACCTAAGTTTTTAGAGAGTGGTTTTAAAGTCAGGGTACAGGCAAACCAGGCTAATAGGGTTGAGGCGATAATTGCTGGAAAGGCAGTTGCATAATGAGCACATGTAAGGGAGCTTGGAAACTACAAGATGTCAGGGACCAGATCCTAGCTGGTGAATGGATTCAATATAACGCAGATACTGACCCAGGAACACTCTGGGTCTGGGGAGGTAATGATGATGGTCAACTAGGTGATAGTACAACTGTTTCTAAAAGTTCTCCAATTCAAATACCGGGTACCAGTTGGAGGTGTATTTCTGACATGTGCGAAAATTCCATTGCACGAAAGACTGATGGTACCTTGTGGACCTGGGGTACTAATAATAGAGGTCAACTAGGTGATAATGCAACCGCCAAACAAAGTTCTCCGATCCAGGTACCAGGTACAAGTTGGAATGATATTTGTGCAAGTTATTCTAGATCTTTAGCAACAAAAACCGATGGTACCTTCTGGACCTGGGGTCTTAATGACAGTGGTCAACTAGGTGATAGTACAACAATCAATAGAAGCTCACCAGTTCAGATACCAGGCACAGCTTGGAATGTTATTTCTAGTGGTGGTTATCATACTCTTGCAATAAAAACTGATGGAACTCTCTGGACCTGGGGAAGAAATTCTAGTGGTCAACTAGGTGATAATACGACCGCTAATAAAAGTTCTCCAATACAGATACCAGGTAATCAATGGAATGATATAAATAGTGGGAGCGCCAACTCTCTAGCCCGCAAGACTGATGGCACACTTTGGGCCTGGGGAGCTAATGGTAACGCTCAACTAGGCGATGATACAATAATTCTTAAAAGTTCACCAATTCAAATACCGGGTACCCAATGGAATGATATTGATGGGGGTGGTTTTCATGTTCTAGCACGAAAGACTGATGGTACCCTTTGGTCTTGGGGATTTAATGGCAGTGGTCCACTAGGTGTAAATGATACTATTCATAGAAGCTCACCAGTTCAGATACCAGGCACAGCTTGGAATGTTATTTCTGGTGCTCGATGTACTTCTGCTGCAAGAAAAACCGATGGTACCTTGTGGACCTGGGGTAATAATAGCAATGGTCAACTAGGTGATAACACATCGGCTATTCCTAAAAGTTCTCCAATACAGATACCAGGCACAGCTTGGAATGATATTGCTACTGGGTCCTGTCATACTCTAGCAAGAAAAGCATAAACAAAATTTAGGAATCAAAAATGAAATATTTTAAATTTACACAAATTTCAGCAGAAACTGGTATAAGCTGGGCTATTGCACAACCAATTTCTGGTCCATCTTTCCCTGATATTGCTGGTCTTGAATTATCTACCGCGATACAGCTTGCCCATTCTTCAATTTACTACATTGGAATGGTTGCTGATAATGTGGTAGCAGATCCAGATAATCACACCTTTCAATTAACTGCTGCTGAGTACGCACAAGAACTTAAGCAACATGTTATGTATCAGCTTGATAAAGAAAAAGATTCGATTTATCAAGAAGAATATAATTTCAGAAGTTCTATCTTTAGTAAGTACCACGATACTGCTTCTACTGCCGGTATCTATAAGTACGAACAGGCTAAGGCATTAGTTGCAGATGCTACTGCTGCTGCACCCGATGTGAGAGCAGAAGCTACAGCCCGTGGCGTTGAACCCGGAGTCTTGGCTACCCGTATCATTACAAACCATGAAGACTTTAGAACTAAAGAGGCCAAGATTGCCGGCATTCGTGGTAAGATGTTAGATAGAATGAGCGCATATGTATTTGATTTAGAAAATGCAGATGCATCTTATACCGAGTTTTTAACTGAAGAAGTAATTGGTACCGAGACCCGTAATGTGATGGAAGACGGTAATATGGTTGAAAAGGTGATCGATATTAAAGTCCGTAAGTATCAACTGGCTTTAGGTGCAAGATTTCAACACGGATAAAATATGATTACTAACAGTACTAAAGGTGTCTTTGCACTAGAAGATGCTTATAAAAAAATAGCATCCGGGTGTTGGCCATATGATGGAAGCAATGATTCAGGGGCTCAAACCCTCTGGGCCTGGGGTAGGAATGAAATGGGTCAACTAGGTGATGGTACAAGAACTTATAGAAGTTCACCAGTTCAAATTCCAGGTACCAGTTGGAACGATATTAATGTCACTGGAAGCTTTGGAGGAGGCTCCTCAATGGCAACAAAGACCGGTGGTACACTTTGGTCCTGGGGATATAATTTTCAAGGTCGCGTGGGTGATGGTACAAGAGCAAATAGAAGTTCACCAGTTCAGATACCAGGTTCCAGTTGGATTGGTATTTCTGGGGGTATATATAGTTCTTTTGCAAGAAAAACCGATGGTACCCTCTGGACCTGGGGATATAATTCTGGTGGTGTGCTAGGGGATGGTACAGAAACTCCCAGAAGTTCTCCGGTTCAGATACCAGGTACCAGTTGGAATAATATTACTGGCTCTAGACATGCTCTTGCAACAAAAACCGATGGTACCCTCTGGGTCTGGGGGTTTAATGGTCAAGGTCGCCTAGGTGATGGAACACAACTTTATAGAAGTTCACCAATTCAAATACCAGGTACTAGTTGGAACGATATTGCTGCTGGTGCTAGGTTTTCTTTAGCAAGAAAAACCGATGGTACACTTTGGTCCTGGGGATATAATAATGACGGTGCTCTAGGTGATGGTACAACTATTGTTAAAAGCTCACCAATTCAAATACCAGGTAACAGTTGGAACGATGTTGATGCTGGTAACAGGTTTTCTGTAGCAAGAAAGACCGATGGTACTCTTTGGTCATGGGGTCGGGGTTCAGCTGGTTGCCTAGGCGATAATACAGTTATTCCTAAAAGTTCTCCGGTTCAGATACCAGGTACCAGTTGGAATAATATTAGTATTCTTTATAATTTTTCTCTTGCAACAAAAACCGATGGTACCCTCTGGTCCTGGGGAGATAATACTTACGGTGCTCTAGGTGATAGTACACGTATTACTAAAAGTTCTCCAGTTCAAATACCAGGCACAAGTTGGAACAATATTGCTGCTGGTCAAAATCTCGCTCTTGCAATTAAATGTATTCCTTCATAAACTAAAATATGCTTTTTAATTATGTGACAGTGATACCAAATTGTATACCAAAAGAGCTTATACAAAATTTTTTATCATTACAAACAACTGAAACGTCTCCAGCACTTACCGGTTACTCTGATAATCAAAAAACAAATCTTGATTACAGAGTAACCAATTGGATTCCTTTATCACCTGAAATAGTTTCTAATACACATAGTGCTATTGAACAATTATACAACAACCAGTTAATTCAAAAATATAAGCAACCAATAAAAAACATTGAACCTACCCAGTTTTTATATTATAATGTAGGAGGTAAGTACGATGTTCATAACGATTCTGAAGACTTCGTAAACGGTAAGCTTACCAGGGTATGTGAGAGGGATATATCGGTTCTTATTTACTTAAACGATGATTATGAAGGTGGGGAGTTAGAGTTTCCAGATTGGGGTATATCTATGAAACCAAAAGCCGGTACATTGATTGCATTTCCGTCCTACATTGACTTTTCCCATCGCGTTCACCCGGTTACCAAAGGTAAAAGATTCAGTTTAGTAACCTGGATAAATACTCCAGATAGAATATATCCAAGACCCTATACATCATTAACCAGTGAATCACATGGATATTCAAGAAATTAACGATCAGGCTAAAGCTTACTTTGACAATAAACAATTTAGTAAAGCGCTAGAGCTACTCCAACACCCCGATCTTCCTAAAGAACTACTTGGTAACCTTGCCAAGTGTTACTACTACACCCACCAGGCCGATAAAGCATTAGAGATAATGCTGTCATTGGATAAAGATCAAAATGCCTGGATTGATACTGCCCTATATTACAACGCCCTAGGCCAGTCTGAACAATCCCATCAAATTTATAAGACCCTTGATCCATCCAACGCTAAGGTAAGATTTAATCTTGGCTATCATTTGCTTCAGAGCAATCGTTTTTTAGAAGGCTTTCAGCACCTTGAAAGCGGTATTGAGTTAAGGGCCTGGGGCAGTGAGTATGTATTAGAAGAGAAACAGATTATAGATAGAAGTAAGAGATGGAAAGGGCAGCATACCGATACCCTTGCCATGGTGCTTGAAGGGGGACTTGGTGATGAATTTATATTTTTAAGATGGGCAAACTATCTTAAAACCAGATGCAAGGTATTAAAAGTATTTTGCCATCATTCATTACTTAGAATCTTGACTAATTCAGGTTACGATTGTGAACCTATTGATTCTCTTAAGCACTTTAACTACGATCACTATTGCCCGGCAATGAGTTTACCTTCGATTGCCTCTATTCAATCCCCCCAACAGCACGTTTCTTTTCCATATATACAATCTTTTACCGAACCCTTTATAACCAAACAGTTAGACAAAGTTGCTAACGGTAGAAAGAAAATTGGTATAAAATGGTTTGGTAATCCTGAGTTTGAGCATGACCAGTTTCGTACAGTACCTTCCGCTGCCTTAAAAGGTCTATCAAAGTACGGTCAATTATTTTCTCTACAATTTGAAGACACCGATCCTGATATACCAAATTGTAAAGAACTGATAAAAGACTGGCAAGATACGTATTCAGTATTAAAGTCTCTTGACCTTGTAGTTACCAGTTGTACCAGTGTAGCACATTTTGCCGGAGCAATTGGTATAAAGACAATTGTATTGGTACCTTTGGTGCCTTACTTTACTTGGTCATCAGTTGAAACTAATTGGTACCCTGAAAACGTGGCTATAATTCGCCAAACACGTTATAATGATTGGAGTAATGAAATTAATAAATTATACCAAATAATGGACAGCCTATGAACTATCAAGACTTTGTTGTATTTAATCCTAGAGTAAAAGAGGTTGCAACCGATATATTGTGTATTGAATTCTGGAAACCTGAATTTTGTAAGATTATTACACAGACAGCCGATCAACTAAACCGGTATCAATCCAGCCCCAATGACCCAGTTCCCGGGCAAGAACTCCGGGTAAATGAGATTTCCAACGATCTTTACATATCCTATTGTAAGCATTGGAAGCAGATCATACAACCTATTCTTAATGATTACTTTATGCTCCCTGCCGAACAATGGTTTTCCGGTTGGAAAGTACCATTTATTATTAAGTATGAAATGCATAAACAAAGATCGCTTCGACCCCACATGGATGGTTCTACGGTGACAGGTACAGTCAGATTAAATGATGAATATACGGGTGGTGACTTAGTTTTTCCAAGACAAAAATATAAAAATACAGATGTTCCAGTTGGTTCTATGCTGGTATGGCCGAGTTCTATTCAACATATTCATTACTCAGATACCTTACTATCAGGTACTAAATATTCATGGATATCGTGGACAAAGAACGATAGAAAAGATTCTGGCATTAACTACGACGAAGTATGAAGACTGCGGCCTATACAATTTGTTTTAATGAGATTAAGAAGCTAGATCAATGGCTTTTTTATACCAAAGACTTTGATTACCGGGTGGTTTTAGATACCGGTTCTACCGATGGAACATATGAGGCATTAAAGAAGGTACCAGGTATTATTCTTCATCAGATGAGGAAAGAGCCCTTTAAGTTTAACGAACATAGAAATTTCAATCTTTCTATGATTCCACAGGACGTTGATTGGTGTCTGTCTCCAGATATGGATGAATACTTCTCTATTAATGTACTGAAAGAGATAGAGAAGACGGTGAAAGAAAACCCAACAGTCAACAATATTGCAACCACCAGACTAGATATATATTCTGAAGAAGTGTTTGTAGGGCCTCCATTTTCAGTACCTACGAACAAAATTCATCGACGCCTCCAGTATGAATGGCGTTCCATGATTTATGAGCATCTCTGGTACATTGGACCAGGTATAGAAAATGAAGTATATAATGATAAGATTTTCTTGGTTCATGACCAGGATATTTCCAAGCCAAGAGGTACGTTGTACCCTAAGTTAATGAAAGAACGGTATAAGGAAGATTCAACTGATTCCTGGAACAACTGGTATTTGCTTAACCATTATTATAGAGAAAAAGATCAATTTAACTATATAGAAGTTGCAATTAACTTCTTACGTTTTCATCATACAAAAGAAGATGATAAATATAAGATGGTATATAACGATTTAAAAGAGATGTCTATGTATGATTATAATTTAGATAAACATATTAAGAATGCTATTACAAACGAATTGATATAATTTTATTATTAAAAAAAAGGATAAAGTATGTCAACAAAAAATGTATTTAGATTAAATAAAATTCATGATCTAATTGTTTCCGGTCAGATTCAATATACTGGCGCCAATGAACTCTGGATTTGGGGATTTAATGCTTATGGTCAACTAGGTGATAATACAACTGTCAATAAAAGTTCCCCGGTTCAGATACCGGGTACTACATGGAGTATTATTGCAGATAAAAGTAACAAATCTTCTCTAGCAATAAAAACCGATGGAACCCTTTGGTCTTGGGGATATAACGGTACTGGTGGATTAGGTGATGGTACAAGGGTACATAGAAGTTCACCAATCCAAATACCAGGTACCGCATGGAATAAAGTTATTGGTGCTGGGCGTCATTTCCTTGCAACAAAAACCGATGGTTCTCTTTGGACCTGGGGATATGGCGGCGAAGGTCGCTTAGGTGATAATACAACTGTCAGTAGATGTTCCCCAGTTCAGGTACCAGGTACCAGTTGGGCTGATGTTGCTGGTGGAGGAAATTTTTCTGTTGCAAGAAAAACCGATGGTACCCTCTGGACCTGGGGATATGGTTGTTTTGGCATGCTAGGTAATGATTCAACTATATTGAGAAGTTCACCAGTCCAAATACCAGGTACCAGTTGGAATGATGCTTCAGGCGGGGGAAATCATTCTCTTGCTAGAAAAATCGATGGTACCTTGTGGTCCTGGGGATATAACGGTTCTGGTCAACTAGGTAATAATACAAGATTAGGGTTTCCAAATGGATTCAGTTCGCCAGTTCAGGTACCAGGTACCAATTGGAATGATATTGCTGCACATGGTAGGCATTCATCAGCAAGAAAAACCGATGGTACTCTTTGGACCTGGGGTTCTGGTAGCCAATATGGTCAACTAGGTGATAATACAACTGTCAATAAAAGTTCCCCGGTTCAGATACCGGGTACCAGTTGGAGTTGTATTTCTAGAGGTACCTGCAATTCACAAGCAAGAAAGACTGATGGAACCCTCTGGGCCTGGGGAGATAATGTTAATGGTCAACTAGGGGATAATACAAGGATACTTAGAAGTTCACCAGTTCAGATACCCGGTAGTTGGAATGATGCTGCTAGTGGTACTTATCATTCTTTGGCAAGAAAACTACTTTAATAATCTTTTAAAAAATTTATAATGACAAAAACAATACATTATGCAATGGGTCTTCCAAGATCTGGTTCAACACTTTTGATGAATATATTACAGCAAAATCCAGATATATTTACATCATCCTCATGTCCTACAACGTATTTGCTGGAGGGAGCAAAGCAGGCGGCCGGCAGCGTTTCAGAGTTTATTGCTATGGAACAAGACCAACTTAATAATTCTCTGACTGGTTATGTCAAGGGGGGAATGAACGGTTGGTTTTCTGCTATGTCAGATAAGCCAATTGCTATTTCTAAGTCTAGGGGTTGGGATAGGTACTTGAACTTTTTATTTCATGCATATGAAAATCCGAAGTTTATAGTTATAATTCGAGATCTTAGGGATATTATTTGTTCCTTTGAAAAATTATCCTATAGGTACCCGGTCTGGAATATAGGGTCCCAACAAGACCCATTTCATATGCTACCTTTTGAAAAGCGTATTGAATTGTGGTGTACCGATATTGGTGGTAATCTAGGTCTTCCTCTTAAAAATATGCCCCATGTGTACGAATGGATGAATAGAAGACCTAATAATTTCTTCTTATTTAAGTTTGAAAACTTTAATAGAGATCCAAATCGATCACTACAAAATATATATAAATGGTTAGACTTACCTGATTACAGACATGACCTTAATAATGTCGAGTTAGCTAAACAGTACGAGCACGATACAGCTTACCGTGCTTTAGTTTCTCATAAAACAGAACCTAGGGTAAGACTACTTGAACCATCCTGGCCAAAAATGATGACGAAAGAACAATCAGATCTTATTATTAAACATAACATGTGGTTCTACGAAACTTTCTATCCTGAAGTACTTAATTAATTTTTTTATGGAGTAAATATTATATGAACGATAATATTATTAAGGCATTTAACGACTTTCAGATAGCCGATCTGGACGACGACATGGTTGGTATGTGTAAGACGTTGGTAGACTGGATGAAGGTGTTGAGATCAGAAGCACCTCAGGCAACGTTTCCTGATGCTGTAGCCCCGGAGAATTTCTTTAAACTTGATCCCCATCAACCAAGGATGGAGCTGAGAAAAACTTTAAGAAAGATGATGTCACATGTGGTTAAGTATCAGAGTGATGATATTGACAATGATACAAAAATTATTAATATCTATGTGGTTATTTTAGCAGGTACCTATATCTATCATATGCCTTCAGAAAAAATGGCTGCTTTGTCCCTCGGTAGTAAAGAATTTACAAGAGACACTGCTAAAGAATTATTATTAGATGATAACATGTCCCCCAACTGGTTAAAGGATCCTTCAGGTAGAGATTTTACCGCTATTATGCTATGATCTTAAAAGATTCGTTATTGTTTAGTGATAATCGTCAAGTAGAATCTGCATATGTAATTACCCTACCTGGTAACTCTATTTCAGAAGAGTTATCGAGGCGGTGTATTAATTCTTGCAACAACGTCGGGCAACCGATTAAGGTATGGCAGGCATTTGACGGTACGAATAAAAAAGATGTCTTGGTACCTTCTTTCCTTGAAAACCAAGAATACTTACGCTGGATAAAACAACCTAACGATAAGTATTCTACCTCCCAGATTGCAACTTTCTTCTCCCACCTTTCTCTCTGGTCTCATTGTGCTACAATCGATAGACCTATCATTATTCTAGAACATGATGCAATAATGATAAAAGCTTTGAAACAGCATAATTTTTACAATTGCATTCAGTATCTAGGTAACAAAGAATACTACGACCAAAATAAAGTACCTATAGGGCTTCCACCCCATGGTTCCATTTATTCCGGTCACTGGAGATTTATTTGTCGTGCCCATGCCTATGCTATTGATCCTCCAATTGCAAGAAACCTATTATCGTATGCAATTAGAGAAGGTATGACCAAGACCTTAGATGTTTTTATTCGATGTGATATATTTGCCATCGTACAAGATAACATGTATGCATATGACGAACGTGGTATTTCTACTATTGAAGAAAAAGAAAACTATACTGAAGATTGTTGATGAAGAAGATTATACATTGTGTTTATATTAATGATTATTTTCCTGAGTTATGGGAAATGTGTTTACCTTCGATTAAGCAATATGCATATAGGACTCAATCAGAACTTAATATTATTACTGAAAGAAAATTTCCTGATTGGCATATTAACTATGAAAAGTTTCAGGTATACGAAGATGGTAAGCATGCCGATTGTAATTTTTTAATAGATGCCGATATATTAATACATCCTAACTTTCCTGATTTTTCCAACGGCATTACCCACCCCCATCATATTGCATTTAATGATAACTACCATGCATCAGCAAAGTTTAATGTTACTGATAACGTCTACTTCCAGCGTGATGGACGTGATGTTGGTATTGCCTCTAATGCAGTTATTTCTTTTAAATCAACCCATGATGTTTGGGAGCCGTTAAACATTAGCCCTGATAGAGGTAGAGAAATTACTTTAGTTCGTGAGGGTGATATTGATGAATATGGTCTGTCTCATAACATGGCAAAATACGGTCTTAAGTATACCGGGATTACGTGGGAGGAGTGGCAACGGTTTTACTTCGTTCATATTGGGTGCGGGGACAGGGTAAAAGCTATTGACTTGGCAAGGAAAACTCTTTATAATTGGAACCAATGAATACAACGTTTTTATTATCAGGTGGCGCAGGTAGAATTATAGCTGCAATCCCAGCACTAGAAAAATACCATTATCTCAACCCCGATGACGACTTCAAAGTTCTTATCTACGGGTGGGAAAATCTTTACTGGAATCACCCGTTACTACAATCTCGTACATACGGAATAGGTCAGAAAGGTATCTTTGATTTAATAGTTAGAGATTCAAGACTGGTAAACCCTGAACCTTATCATAACTATTATTATTATAATCAGCAAATTAACCTAGCCCAGGCCTTTGATGCCGATATTAATAAGACTACTGACCATACTACTTTACCAGCACCTAACTTGTACTGTCATAGTGGTGAGATACGATCAGCACAGAAGATGATTAATGATGCTCTACAACAAAAAAATAAAAAGAAGTTTATTGTATATCAACCGTATGGTTCAGGTATTCAATTAGTTAATAATAGACCGTTTGATAGTTCCGGGAGAAGCTTAGATGTAGATGATGCTTTAAAACTGGGTCAATTAATGTCTCAGGATGCTGTAGTTCTTTATTTCGGTCCAAATGACTTTATTCACCCGGGTGATAACTTTATGTTAAACGCCAAGGATATACCTGGAGCCGATCTTAGGTTTTACATGGCCATGATCTCACAGTGTGATTATTTCGTAGGTGTTGATTCTGTGGGTCAACATATGGCAAGAGCCTTCAATAAGCCTGGGTTAGTAATAATGGGGTCTACATTTGAGCAAAACGTATCGTATCCTAATCACTTTAAATTTTATCGTAACGGTGTAAAACCAACCTACAATCCTATTCGTATAGGTGGTATAGATTGTGAGTTTGCCGATCGAGCTAATGATAATGTTATGGTATTTAATGACCAACAAATACACGAGATGTATAATATTTCGAGAACTTTATGACTGAACAAAGCATACAATTTTATTCTTCCAAGCCAGAACCAGTTCATTTTGAAAGACAATGCGGTGATTGTAATAAATGCTGTAAATGGCTATACTACACAATTAACGGGCATGTAAAGCATCCTGGTAAACCTTGTTTTTATCTAGGGGAAGTATGTACAGTTCATGAAATTAGACCACAGAGTTGCAGAGATTATCACTGCGCCTACATTCAAGGTATACTCCCAGAATGGATGAAGCCTTCTCGTTCCGACGTTTTAGTAAGCGTTGAAAAGTGGGGTCCTAATAAAGAATTTCAAATGCTCCGGGTTATTGAATGTGGTAAAAAATTAGAGTCAGAAGTACTATCTTGGATGGTTCAGTATTCAAGAAATACCGGTATAGGTATTGTCTATCAGTTATCTGGTGTATGGAACTACTTTGGACCTAATCAGTTTATGGAGTTCTTTAAAGATCATATTGTAAAAGCAGAATTTGAAAACCCATTTATTAAACAGCCCCAGGTTTTAAATACACCTATTCAAGGTGCTTACTGATGTTAGATGTTGTTTTAAGAACATGTGAACATGCCTCCGTTCATCCTGAAAGAGGTGATAGGTTTATTGTATGTGATAAAACAACTCTATTAAAAAAATGCTTTATTTCTTTAATACAATCTATTAGATTTTCAGAATATGAAACTAAGTTATGGATAGTTGATGATCACAGCTCTCCTGAATTACTAGAGTATATAAGTAAGAAATGTAAGAACTATAATATTACATATGAAATTATTAATTGTGAAGAATCTGGCTTTAACTATTCTGCTCTAAAACAATTTGAACTATGTAGAGATAAAGGTAGTAAATGGGTATATTCAGTTGAAGACGATTACCTCCATTACCCCCAAGCAATAAAGTCTATGGTTGCCCAGGCTGAAACGTTTACGCAAAATTTTGGTACATGGGTAGCTATCAGGCCCGATGATGATATCTTTACATATTCACCTAATACCACATATTCAAATAAACCTTATAGATTGTTTTTAGGTAAAGATAGGCATTGGAGAACACTTCACAATACCCATAATACTGTCTTTACCCATGTAGATGTATTTAAAGAATACTGGGAGTTATTTAGTTCCCTTGCCAAATTCTTTCGTAAAACCTCTGTATGTGAAGATGGGACTATCAATACTATCTGGAGTGACGGGGTAACAAAAAATGGACCTGTGCCTCTTTTCTCACCCATCCCTACCCTTGCCATACATATATCCCAAGGTAATGAACCCGCTCATTTAGAATATAAAAAATTATGGGATAGTATTGATGTATGACACACATACCGAAAAAAGTTCATATAGTTTGGAATCATAAAGAAGTTATTAATAGTGATCATCCTTTAATTACAAACGGTCTTCACAATTTAATTAAACTTAATCCTGATTGGAAAGTTACAATATATACCCCAGAAGAGATTGAGGAAGATCTTAAGCATGCTTTATCTGACGACGATTATAACCTAATTAAGAATCGTCATTTTGTTTCTAAAATCGATCTCTGGAGATTGTTTAAGATGTATTTTGAAGGTGGGTTCTATATGGATATTGATAGACCGTATAATATACCTCTTTCTAATATAATCGATGAGGATACAAGGTGGGTAGTTCCAACTTCGTTAGATTACGATATTACCTGTGATTTTCTTTTAAGTGCACCTAAGAACCCGGCGTTCTATACAGGTATTCAAATGTACTTACAACGGGTAAGGGAAGGTCATACAAGTCAATACTTCCTTGGTCCTCAGACCTATATGCATGCTGTTACATATACACTATTAGGAGAAGAAGTAAATACAAATCCTGGTATTGAAAAGATGAATCTAATAAGAGATAAATTTAAAGAGATGGAATTTATTAAAACCTATAGAGAAGTACCACCTAATGACACTATAATTTACAAGGGTAATATTGGGGATGAGTTAGAAGTTTTAAAACGTGATTTTTACGCCAAAGAAGGTATTAAACACTGGACAGGAGAATGGTAAGAGATAGTACCTGACTAATAGAAACTAAGAGCCCTAGGGCTCTTTTTTTATAAATATACTGTACTAATTGAGGAATAAAATGGCTGTCGTCTCTAATTTAGCTATCGATCAAGGAACTACATTCACTGTTACTATAACTGTGACTGATGATACTGGTTCGGCTAGAAATCTGACTAATTATACACCTCGCGCACAGATGAGACGGTCATACTATACCTCTGCAAACACTGCATTTACAGCTAATGTCGCAAGTCCAACCGATGGTACAATTACACTAGATTTAACAGCTACGCAGACCTCAGCGCTAAAAGCTGGTAGATATGTGTATGATGTTGAACTCGTTTCAAATGTTGCAACAGTTGAAAGACTTGTTGAAGGTATTGTTACAATTTATCCTGAGGCAACACGATAATGGCAACTAACAACATTGCGATATCCCAAGGTTCAAGATCCACGGGTAGTATTACAGTTAACAAATCAACTGGGGGAACATTACAATCATTAAGTAATGTTGTAACGACCGATTTACAAGATGGGTATACTTTAATTTATGATACAACTACCAATAAGTGGGTAGCTCAGCCAGTATCTGCGGCTGTTGCAGCTGTTGATGGTGGAATTTACTAATAATAACAAAAACAAGGAGCCACAATGGCAACAACAATTCAAATTAAGCGCTCGCCCAATGTTGCTGCAGCAACTACGGCAGACTTGCTAGAAGGCGAGTTAGCCTACTCGTATGATAAAAGTAATAATGGCATAGGTGCCAAATTATACATTGAAGTTCAGAATTCCGCCAGCGGAGAAGTAATTCATACTGTCGGTGGTAAGTACTATACTGATTTAGTTGATGGTGCTACCAACAACAATACTGCAAGTACAATTGTTAAGAGAGATGCGTCTGGTAGTTTTGCTGGTAACGTTATTACAGCAACTACTTTTGTTGGTAATATATCCGGAGCAGTTACAAGCGCGGTTACTGCTAATACTGCTAACGCACTTACAACAGCCAGAGATATCGGGCTTGCTGGTGACTTAACCGGTAATGTAAGTTTCGATGGTTCACAAAACGTTACTCTAACAGCCACTATTGCTGCTAACTCTGTCGCACTTGGTACCGATACAACTGGTGACTACATAGCAAACGTTATACCTGGTACAGGGTTAACAGGGTCAGGCTTTGGTACAGAAGGGGCTACACCAACATTAACGCTTGCTAATACTGCAGTTACCCCTGGTTCCTATGGTGGGGCAACCAACATACCTGCAATCGTAATAGATGCTCAAGGTAGAATTACATCGGCTTCTAACGCCGCTATTTCCACATCGTTTACGGTAGCAGGTGATACGGGTTCTGAAACTATAAGCGGTGGGGATACCTTAACAATTGCCGGTGGTACAGGGTTAACATCTGTTGCTAGTGGTACTGATACTGTTACTCTTAACTTAGACAATACTGCTGTTACCCCATCTACGTATGGTGGTGCGGCCAGTGTAGGGGTATTTACCGTTGATCAACAAGGTAGACTAACTGCTGCATCTAACGTTAGTATTTCAATTCCTTCTTCTGCACTTAACACTGACGTTGCTCTGGGCTCACAGACTTCTGGTGCATATGTTGCTAACTTAGTTGCTGGTACTGGAATTACTTTATCAGATTTGGGTAACGAGGGTGCAACCCCTACAATTACCAACAGCGGTGTTACCCAAGTAACCGGTACTGCAAATCAAATAGCGACAAGCTCAAGTACCGGTGCAATTACATTAAGTCTGCCAAATGATGTAGTTATACCTAATAACTTAACAGTTACCGGTGATCTTATTATAAGTGGTAATGCTGTAACGATGAATACAGCTACTATATTAATTGAAGATCCATTAATTAAATTAGGCAATGCTAACCCTTCTGACTCGTTAGATATTGGTTTCTTTGGTGAGTATCAAAGTTCAGGTTCTAAATATGCTGGTTTGTTTAGAGATGCTTCTGACTCTGGTAAATTTAAATTATTTGTTGACCTTACTGCAGATCCGACATCCAACGTTGTTGATACTTCAAGCTTTACCGTTGCTACTTTAGTTTCTAATTTAACCGGGGGTACAGTTACCGGGTTAACAGCTAATATTACAGTAGGTAATGGAGGTACCGGGGTTGGTACATTTACCTCTAATGGTGTGTTATTTGGTAATACATTAGGCTCCCTTAAAGTAACCTCAGCTGGTACAGCTGGACAAGTACTGCAAGCAGGAGTTGGCGGGGTTCCAGAATTTGCTGGTATCGATGGTGGAACTTATTAAAATATTTAATTATTTTATATAAATAAAGGGGTAGAGTTTTCTACCCTTTTTTTATGGAGTTTAAATGGAAGTTGATCAAGTAAGATTTATGAATATAGTTATGGAAAAAACTAATAAGCGACTTAATGAGATGTTGTCCCAAGTTATCGTATTAGAATCTCAGTTACAACTAGCAGTTGAGATAAATAATAAATTACAAGAAGATCTGAATAAAGTTAATAAAAAAGCAGATTTTTAAGCTAGGTTAAATAATCTAGTCATCGCTAAATAGCAGGATTTAAGCCATATGGCAAATGAAATACAATTAAAACGCTCCTCCGTAGCAAATAAAGTACCGGATGCTGGCAATGTGCTTGTTGGTGAACCGGTTGTTAACCTTAACGATAAGATTATTTTCACCAAAGATGCCGGTGGAACTATTATTGTCATTGGAGCAGGTACCACCTCAAATGTTATAGAGGGGTCCAACCTCTACTTCTCTAATGCTAGAGTAAGTACTGCAATCTCCTCACAAACCCTAAGTAATGCTACATTTTCGGGTAATGTAGTTGCAAGTAACGTTTTTGTAAGTAATCGCGTTAACTTTGGTAATGCAACCTCATCTGCAGTAGTATATCAGGTTTACAATTCTGCAACAAATAGTTTGGATACTGTATTCGCTTGATATGGCTACAATAACTAAATTATTTTCTAACGGTTGGTTACAATCAAGTGTGGTGTTTGACGAGACAGCTTCTTCTATAAGTATTTCCCCGACGTCTGTTAATGCAACTTTATTTGACGAAGTTACTTTAGGATCGGGTACAGCTGAGCGAAGATTTAGTAACGGTACCTATCAAGTAAGCGGATTCTTTGATGAGTATACTAGTACAGTAGTTATTTATTCCGCAGGTCTATTTAAGACAACATATGCAGGATATTTTGCAGACGATGTATCTTTTTTTGCTACTGCAACTCCAACAACATATGGTACAAACCCAGCAACTTCTGTTCAGACTGCAGCAATTTCTGAAGCAGCAAGTAATGATGGTTCAAACTTTAGTTGTCAATGGATAGGTTATTTTTTACCAAGCACAACTGAAACTTATACATTTTTTACAGCAAGTGACGACGCCTCTTATGTTTGGGTAGGTTCAAATGCAGTATCTGGATTTTCTACAGGAAATGCAGTAGTAAATAATGGAGGTGCCCATGCTGTACAAGAAAGAAGTGGAACTATTTCGCTTACTGCAGGAGTATATTATCCAATAAGGATACAGTTTGGAGAGGCAGGTGGCGGTGATGCTATGACATTCAGCTACTCAACTTCAACGATTAGTAAGACAACGGATGTCACCGGTAGAGTGTTTTATAATCCTACTACATCTGGATTTGACACTTAAAAAATAACGGATAAATAATAAACTATGGCAAAACTACTTTCAGGTACAAGAATATTTGGTAATGCAACGGTAGATACATCTATCACCGTTGGTACCAATGTGGCTGCTGCCAACGTTGTTATTACAAATGCCTCTAGACTTGGTACGGTAACTTCTGGAACTTGGAATGGTTCTAATATTTCAACCTCCTTTACAGACGCTAAGATTGTATCGGTATCAAATGCCGCACCACTAACAGCTACTACATCCTCAGGTGCAGTCACTTTGGGTATGGCCAACTCCGGGGTTACTGTTAATACGTATGGTAGTGGTTCTTTAATCCCAGTATTTACAGTTGATCAATTTGGTAGAATTACAGGGGTTACAGATACAGCAATTACAGCTTCTGCAACTGGCGGCTTTACTTCTAGTACTACAACAGTGTTTCCAGGTCACAGTGGTAATGTAGATTATGGTGATTTAACAACAATTACAGCGGATGCATTTGGAGTTTCCTTGGGAGTTACATACGATTGTATGGAACCTGTCGGAAGTATAGTTTCTGAAGATTTAGCAGCATTATAATAAACGGAGCAATTAATGCCAACACAAGTACAATTTAGGCGCGGGACTACTGCACAAAATAATAATTTTACCGGAGCAGCCGGTGAAATTTCAGTAAATTCAAGCAACAACACCATTCGGGTTCATGATGGTTCAACTACCGGGGGATTTGAATTAGCCAAAGTTGGTAATTTGAGTTTGATAGCCACCAGCACTTCTGCTCAGCTTGCTTCAATTATTTCAGACGAGACAGGATCAGGAGCATTGGTATTTGCTGCATCACCAGAGCTTACAGGGATGCCTCAGACTCCCACTGCGCTTGCTGGTACTTCAAATACCATGATTGCCTCAACAGCGTTTGTTACTACTGCGGTTGCCAATCTTATTGATTCGGCTCCTGCCGCACTCGATACCTTAAATGAATTAGCAGCAGCTTTAGGAGATGATAACAACTTCTCTACTACCGTTTTAACTCAACTTAGTAATAAGGCTAATACTGCTAGTCTTACTACAGCCAATGTAACAGAGATAACCAATTTATATTTCACCACAACAAGGGCAAGATCATCGATTGATGCCGATTTTGGTGGTCCGATTACATACAATGCAACCACAGGTAATGTTGCATTAAATGTATCCGGTGTTACTGCTAATACATATGGTGGGGCATCAAAGGTTCCAGTATTTACAGTCGATACATTCGGTCGAATCACTTCTGCCGCTAACGTTAGTGTAGCCGGGGTTTCAACATTCACTGTCTCTGGTAATACATTTACAATTGGTACTGCCGATGGTGGTTCTTTCTCTGCAAGTATTCAACCGGATTCTGTTACTTTAAGTAGAGATACTACTGGTGATTATGTTGCCTCAATGACAGCCGGTAATGGTATCACTGTAGGTACAGCAACTGGTGAAGGTTCAACCCCTATTATTACTAACACCGGTGTTCTTTCAGTTAATAATCAGACAGGTAATGCAACTGGTTTTGCAACCACTGCTAACTCTTTATCACAATTTGCATCAACAACATCTGCACAATTAGCTACATTAATTAGTGATGAGACAGGATCAGGTGCACTGGTATTTGCTACTAGCCCAACATTGGTAACCCCAGTACTTGGAGTTGCCAGCGCTACTAGTATCAATAGTACAACTATTCCAAGTAGCAAGACTTTAGTGGTTACTACAGATAAATTAAACGTTCTAGCTGCTACAAGCTCTAGTGAACTTGCTGGTATTATTTCTGATGAAACTGGTTCCGGAGCATTAGTATTTGCAACTAGCCCTACCCTGGTAACCCCAGCTCTCGGTACACCAAGCTCTGGTACTTTAACTAGCTGTACAGGTCTACCGTTAACTACCGGTGTTACAGGTACTTTACCAGTAGCTAATGGTGGTACTGGAACTGCTTCCCCAGCCACAGTTGCTGGTACTGGCATAGGTGTTTCTGGTAGTTTTCCAAATCAAACTATTTCTAATACTGGTGTTACAAGTATTGTTGCTGGTACAAATATATCAGTAAGCGGAGCCACAGGAGCCGTTACTGTCAACGTATCTGGTACAGTAGCTGCAGCTACCAACGCTACCAATACTGCTATTACTAACGATACCACAACCAACGCAAGCTTTTTTCCGACTTTCGTATCGACAACAACTGGTAATCTTCCACATACTGTTTCTAATACTAAGTTATTTTTTAATCCTTCTACAGGTCTGTTAACTTCTACAGATTACAATTCCTCATCTGACAAGAGATTAAAGAAAAATATTAAGACAGTTCAAAGTGCACTTGATAAAGTTATTGCTCTTCGTGGAGTAACTTTCGATTGGAAAGAAGGTGGCGCAAAGGCTATTGGTTTAATTGCTCAAGAGGCTGAAAAAGTAATACCTGAAATTGTATCTCAAGACGAAAATGGGTACTTTGGTATTAAGTATAATAACTTAATAGGTGTTCTGGTAGAGGCGATTAAAGAACAGCAAGAACAAATTAATACTCTTAAGAAACTAATAGAAAAACCATAATATCTCTTCCATAAAGATCTATGGCTTTTTTTCTAAGGTGGTACTATAATACAATATTGATTTTTGTTATGAAAGGTAAAAGATGAAACGTATTTTAATCATGGGTCTTCCTGGAGCTGGTAAGACATATCTTGCCCAACACATCCTTGAGCACCTCCAGAACGAGCGTAAAACAGTCATGTGGCTTAATGCCGATGACGTTCGTAAAAAGTACAATGACTGGGACTTTAGTAAAGAAGGTCGTATCAGACAGAGTCTTCGAATGAGAGAGCTGGCTGATAGCTACGATACTGATTTCGTTATATGTGACTTCGTAGCCCCGCTCCCGGAGATGCGTCATAACTTTAAAGCCGATTGGACGATCTGGGTCGATACTATTGAAAAAGGTCGATTTGAAGATACTAATAAAGCCTTTACTCCTCCGGAGTTTTATGACTTCAGGATCACCGAACAACAGGGTGAAAAGTGGGGTGAGTTTATTGCCTCCCACATTCTAGATGAAAGACGTAGACCAACGTTTAACTGGCAAAAAGAGACCGTTCAGATGCTTGGAAGATGGCAACCCTGGCATGAAGGTCATCGGGCGTTGTTTGAACGTGCATTAGCTAAGACTGGGCAAGTAGTTATTCAGATTAGAGATTGTCAGGGATGGCAGGGTTCTAATCCCTTTGCTATTGAACAGGTTAAGAACTATATTCGTAGAGATTTAGATCCTATGTTCCAAGGTCAGTACGAAATCCAGGTAGTACCTAACATTGTTAATATTACCTACGGTAGAGATGTGGGTTATAAGATTGAACAAGAAGTGTTTGACGAAGCCATTCATTCAGTATCTGCTACTAAGATAAGAAAGAAGATGGGTCTTGAATAATCTTTAATGCAATAATCTCAAAGGGCCTCAGGGCCCTTTCCTTATAAATATACCATATAAATTAGGAAAGATACAATGTCTTCACCTTCATCCAGACAAAACCTTATAGATTATTGCCTTAGATCGCTAGGCCACCCGGTTCTTGAAATTAACGTTGACGACGATCAATTAGAAGACCGTGTTGATGAGGCTATACAGTTTTACAGAGACTTTCATTACGATGCTGTTGAATCTGTTTACCTTAAAGAACAAATTACGGCATCTACATTACAAATTGTTGGCATGAATGCTGGTAGTTTTTCTATTGGTGAAAAGATTACCGGGGCCTCTTCTGGTGCTACCACTTTTGTTCATGCCGCTTTTGCTGCCAACAAAGTATATACTAAAAATACTGCCGGGACATTTACTGCCGGGGAAACAATAACGGGTGCAAGTTCAGGTACATCCGCAGTCGTTACCTCCATGACCCTTGGTAACTTTGATAACAAATACATTACCCTTAATGATTCAGTTTTAAGTGTTGTAAGAACGCTACCGTTATCAAGCAGATCTAACAGTATCAGCTTCTTTGATGCCAAGTACCAGTTATTACTCAACAACATTCAATCTTTAACTAATACTGATATTCAGTATTTTACAATGTTAAAGATGCATATTAATATGATTAACGATCTAATGACCGGCCAAAAGCCTGTCAGGTTTAATCGTCATATGAATAAATTACATATTGACTTAACCTGGGGCGATGGGGGTGATCTTGCTATTGGTGATTACATTATCATTGAAGCATTCAGTACCTTAGATCCTGATACGTTTACCGATGTTTACAATGACGGATATCTAAAGAGATACACTACTGCTTTGATAAAGCGCCAATGGGGTGTTAATCTTAAGAAGTTTGAAGGCGTTCAATTACCTGGCGGGGTAACGTTAAATGGTCAAAAGATCTTTGATGAAGCGATGGAAGAGATAAAAGAGTTAAAGGATGAAGTTAGATCTACATACGAACTCCCTGTAGACTTCTTTGCAGGTTGAGAATGTATTTAGCTTATCTCATCAGCCCACCAATGGATTATACCATCAAGGCAACAACTAATCCACGTGGATATACCGAATAATGGCAACGAATTTCTATTTTCAGTCTGGTATACCTGGTGGTATATCTTCTGAGCAATTGCTAATTGAAGATATTATAATAGAGTGCCTGAAGATATATGGATTTGATACTTATTATATACCTAGAGTTGCAGTTAATGAGGATGATATTTTGGGAGAGGATGTACTTAATAAGTACTCATCAGCATATCCTTTAGAGATGTACATGCAGAACGTTACCGGGTTTGAAGGTGACGGGGATCTGTTGACTAAATTTGGGGTTGAGTTTAGAGATACAGCAACCTTTATTGTATCCAGAAGAAGATGGGATGAGGTAATTGCAAGATCTGGAGATGCAGTTCTTACTACCAGACCGGCTGAAGGGGATATTGTTTACTTCCCATTAACTAAAGCATTCTTTGAAATTAAACGTGTAGAATCTACAGACCCTTTCTTCCAAGTTGGTAAGTTATATGTCTACAAACTTCAATGTGAGTTAATGCAGTACTCTTCTGAGGTCTTTGATACTGGGGTATCTGAGATCGATGATATTACTTCTGAAAAGTCTGCTGACGTCAATGCATTTAACTTATTACTTCAGAATGGTGATAGAGCGTTACTTGAAGAATATAGCCCGGCAGGTATCATTCTTCAATCTTATAACTTAAGTACTATCTTCCCTAATGTAGATAATGAGGACTTTAGAGGTGAGATATCCGTACTGGACTTCTCCGAGAGAAACCCATTCGGAGAAATAAATGTTTGATAAATTCTATCACGGAACAATACGAAAGTCAATTGTAGCTTTTGGTAATATGTTCAATAACATTCATGTTGATAGATTAGATTCTAGTGGTAATATTACTCAGACCCTTAGGGTTCCCTTGGC